TTAACCCTAGCATGACATCTGAAAAAGTCACTAACGCCAGCCTTATGAAAGCAATCGAGGCACAAAGCGTTAGCCTAACCTCAATCGCAGACGGTATAACAACCATGGTTCGCTTTATGGGTGCAAACCAAACAGCAACCATGCCAGCAGCAGTTAATGCACCAGTTGTTAACGCAGCTCCTCAAGCACCTCTATCACTAGAGGAACAACTTAGAGAAGCAGGCGTTAAAGGTGCAATCAAAACTGACGTAATTGTTAAAGGCTGTCAAATTGAGGGCGATGACTGGAAGAAACTTAAAGACAATTATGCCTTTAAGACCGCTTCAGTTATCACAGGTCTTAGTAAGAGGGAATAAGACCACGACTTAAGGATTAAAAACCCTTAAGGAATCCTCTTTTTTTTATACTATTTCCACAGTGTATTAAAGGCAGGCTCGCCGTTCCAAGCTCGTATGGAAAAAAAACGATTTTTAAAGGTTTTGAAAAATACAAAAAGATACAAGTAGGGAGCAAACCCTACTCATATCAGGAGGCGATATCTGATCAGATACTTTATATACACCATACCGTAATATAAATCTAATGTTATCTTATTGCTACAAAACAATTATCGGTTTCTTTACACTATTCTAAAGGATAACCAAATATAATTCGGAGGATAGATTCCAGACTCTTCATAATACTTAACCTAGTATCAAGATTAGCATTCTCATTAACTACAGCATAGGTAGTCTTCACAGTCTTATCTTTATCAGTGACATATATATCATGCTCACCTTTAACGGTGGGGTTTAGGTTCTGCTCAAAACTTCCATCTGAATCGGTTTTTACTATCACTGTAGAACTATCCATATTAGGATTAACAACAGTAACAGCAATAGGAGTCTCAGGAGTAGCAGTACCACTTACCACATTATCACTGACATTTATAACAG